CCGTAGACCTCTGCCCCAGCCTCTTGGTCGGCCACCAGAAGATAGAGCCCAATCCCAGCCAGAAGCGTCGATTTACCGTTCTTTTTCGGAGTCGTGATGTAGCCGACGCGGTACCTTCGCAGGTTGTCCTCGACGCGGAGCCAGCCGAACAACTCCTCAATGACCTCTACCCGCTGCCAGTCGAGCAGTTTGAAGTTCTGTCCGGCCCACCGGCCCTTGGAGTGGACGAGGTGCTTCTCTATGAACTCCACCGCGTGATCGGCGTGTTGCTGCGAGAAGTAGTAGCCTATGCCTTCCTCACGCGCCTCGGCGAGCGATAAACGTCTCAAGCGGGTCATCGGCTGCACTCGGGTGGATGTTCACTTGGCTACGGCTGCTCGGCGTCAGCCCGTATTGCTGCTCCATGCGGAGGAGGGACGCGGAGTACCGGTCCATCCGGCTCGCGTATGGACTGACCTGCATATACGGCGGGTCGCCCTCCTTCTTCGGCCGCATAATCATCACGTCGCCGTGCCTTTGTACCATCGCCTTCGCGTGAACCCAGAGCGCGTACTCCTCACAGTACCGCTCCCACGTCATGCGGTCGGCGTCGGTAAAGACGCCCATTTGTACCAGTTTTGGTACGGTGTCCATCCACTTGTCCCTCGCCAGCCCGTCGAGCCCAGCGGGAGGGTCTAGGGTGGTGAGCGGCGGCTTCGGCTCCTTCTCGTTGAAGCCTTCCTTGCTCGGGTCGCCCCGGACGTACCTAACTACCGAAGGCTGCTTTGCCGGACCCCGGAGCCCCATCAGTCACCCCCTCTCCTAGCCTCGCGGATGGCTTCCCGCTTGTCCACGAAGAAGTCCCCTTTGCACGAAGGGCAGACCACCCGCGAGTAACTCTCTTGGTTCTCGTCGCTCTTCTCTCCGAAGTTCTGCTCCATTCGGGTCTGTGCCTCTTCGATCTCCTCTTGCTTCGGGGTCACAAAGTCCGTCACGCCTGCCGTGTCCCGGAGCAGGGCAGCCACGTCGAGCATCGGGAAGAACGAGGTCATGTCGCCCAACTCCCGCAGTTCGGCTACTAGGTCATTCATGTTCCATTCGGCGAACTCAGCCGTTTTGTTGTCTGCAATCCGGTACTCCCGGGCCTTCTCCTCCGGGATGTCGATCACGACAACCGGGACGTGTTTCAGGCCGAGCACCTCGGCCGCACGGTGGCGGGTGTGGCCTGCGATGATGACGTACTCGGTGTCCGTCACAATCGGAGCGTTGAATCCGAACTCCGAGATAGACTTGGCGACGGCACCGACTGCCACGTCGTTATCCCGCGGGTTTCCGGGGTACGGCTTCAGCCGGTCGGTCTGGATCATCTGTACGTTCACCGGAGGCTCCTTACGTCAATCGTGAACTCATGCGAGCAGTGAGGGCAGGAAAGCCCGATGTCGGCCGGACGGTCTTCAGGCGGCGGCGGGAGCGTCTTGCCCGCAGTCGAGGCGAGGACGGCCGTATCTGCATCTTCTCGGGACAGGAGCCCCGCCAGTTCGCCCTCCCGGAAGAACACGCCCATGTCGTCCAGCGTCTCTAGGGTGAGCAGTTCCTTCGCCAGTGCGTCGTAGTCCCACTTGGCGATGGCCCCGGTGGCGTTGTCGGCGATCCGGTACGCCTTCGCCTTCTCGGCCGGCAGGTCAGCCACCACGACTGGCACTTCCTCCAGCCCTAGAAGCCGAGCCGCCCGGACCCGCGTGTGGCCGGCGATGATGACGTACTCCCGGTCAACCACGACCGGCGTGTTGAATCCGTATCGTTTGATGGACTCGGCGACGGCGGCGACGGCCCGGTCGCTGCGGCGAGGGTTTCGCCAGTAAGGCTTCACCCTGTCAAGTGGCACTGTCTCTGTCTGCATGAGATTTCCTTATCTCTATCTGCTTGCGTGTCTCCCACGCTCGCCGGTACTCCACGTCCTCAAACAGTTTACTGAATCCGGTGACGTGCTTGAGCCGGATCAGTTCGTCTGCCTCAAGGCCCAACTCGGCACAGATTGCCTCATCGGACCACCCGTTCTCCAGCATGGAGAATACCATGTTCGCCATCCCGCCTACCGAGTGCTTGCCCCGGGCTCGGTTGTGCCGGACCGTCGATGCCATCCGGTCATTGATCGACTTGTCGATCACGACCACGGGGAGGAGCCCGCCGTTTCGCTCGCGGATGTCTTCGTTCAGCCGCATCGTCGTGTAGCGGTGGAAGCCGTCCACGATGACGTACATATCTTCTTTCTCGTCGTACACTGTCACGACAGGCTGCGTGTAACCGTCGTGCAGGATGCTGACGTAGAGGAGCCGCATCTCATTCTTGGCGACTGAGTTGGGGTTGTAGTCGTTCGCCTTCACCTTCTCAATCGGGACAAGGCGGACGAAATCAACTGGCTGCGAGGCCAGCGGCGACAGGTCGCGGTGGATGAACTCGCGGATGGCGTTGAGGTACGCGGCCTTGTCCTCGGCCGCCTCGTACTCAGCCTTCAGTGCTTCTCTGGCGTTCACGCTCTTCCCTCTTTTTCTTCTGGTATGCCCGCTTGTAGTTCAGGTTTTGCGGTGCCGTCTCAAAGTTCTTGAGTTTGATGTGCTCCCAGTCGTTCGTCAGGATCGACGCGATGTGGAGCCGGCAGACGGCCTCGTCTCCCATGCCTGCGTACATATCGTCGTGCTTGGCGAACCGCTTCTTGAATCCGGCTTTCCACGCCTCGTCCGCGATCAGTTTCTCTAGCAGGAAGTCCCTGTATTCCTTCCAGTCGCGGAACATATAGGGCAGGGCACCGCCGAAGTAGTCGGACGGCCCGAGTTTGCCAGCCATGTCGATCCCAGCGATCCGCTGCGTGAGTTTCTGGTACGTCTCGCCCTCAATCTCCTGAAGGTAAAACAGGGAGTGGACGGCCGTTTCGTGGTGTACGTTGCTGACCCGCATCTTCATCACCGGCACGCCGTACTGATACATGGCGTCGTATAGCCGGTTGTACCCCCAGCCGTTTTCGTGGATCGCCTTCCATACGTCCCGATACGACCAGTCGTAAATCGGGTACATGGTGTAATGCTGGCGGCGGGAGGACAGGATGTTCCCCCAAGTCTCTCCTTTGTACGCCTCGCTGTACGTCAGGCCCATCGCTCGGCCGGGGCTCTCTTCCGCCCGGACGCCGGCCAGATAGCACGTCGGCGTGTCGGGGTACTCTTTGGCGATAATCGCTGGGAATAGTTTGCTGAATCGGTCCGTGCCGTAGACGTTCTCCGTGATCGCATACGGCACCCGGGGACGCATCCACCGCTCCTCATCGGCCGCGTTCCAGCACATGAGCCAGTGCTCTTGCGTGCTGGTGGCGTTGAACAGTTTGATCGGCATCTGATACCACTTCGGCTCGACGCCCGGAGTCTCCATGACCTCCGTAACGTAGTCGATGGTTGCCTGCCACTCCGCCTCTTGGTCGAGGAAGAGGACGCGGACCGGGAGCCGGCCCTTCTCCTTCGCCACCTGCATTGCGAGGTTGAATACGACCGTGCTGTCCTTCCCGCCGGAGAACCCGACGATCACGTTCGGGAACTCGTCGTATAGCCAGCGGATGCGGTCCAGTGCTGCGTCGAGCACGTTCTTGGACAGGTGGATTTTCACTTCTGCTCCCATCTGGCGGCCACTCCGCCGATACACCGCGGGTTGTAGTCACTCAGCACACAACTCCGCTCCGGCTCCCGGAAGTAGTCTGCCAACTGGCCGTACCCGCAGCAGAAGTCGCCGGCCACCCGGAACCGGGAAGCCAACTCCTCCATCACACTCCGCGTTGACTTCCAAGGGGCCACCGGAGCGATGCCCCAGCACGCCGCGATAGCCTCGGCTCCATGAATCCGCGTCGGCACACGATGGTCTGGGGCGGGCAAGTGCTTGAGCCCTTGCTTCCCTGTAATGACGATCACGGGCACCCGGCGGAGCGTCGGGGTGTCGAGCCCGCGTGCCCGCGAGACGATCTTTCCGATGCCGGCCATAAGGTCGGAATACTGGCGGCCCGTGAGGCCGAGTCGCTGGTCGAAAACCGACGCCCCGTCCTTCCACGGTGGCTCGGCGTACAGCACGTCGCACCGATCAAACTCCTGCGGGAGCACGCCCGTCATCACGTCGTGGACCAGAGCCACGGACCCGCCGTTGGCTACTCTGAATACCTCCGGGTACTCAACTTCTTCTCGTAGTGCTGAGTGGTATGGATTACTCACGGTTCAACCTTTCTGCTACCTCGGCGAGCCGACGGTATCGGTCGGGATTCATCTCGGACCCAATGTACGTTGCCCCAGCCCGCACAACCGCCTCCGCTGTCTTGCCGAGGCCGGCGAACGGGTCGAACACGACCCCCGGGCGGAACGTGGCGATCATGTGCTTGACTGCATCCCATCCCCTCGCGTTGTCTGGGACCGTGTAGCCGCCGGTATTGAAGTTGAGGACAACGAACGGCTTGTCATTCGTCTGCACGCCATACGTCACGCCTGCCAGCGTGTGTCCGAAATGCTCGGCAATCCGCATCGGCACGTCTGTCCCACGGT